TGTTCTCTAATTTGTTTTTCAAAACCTTCAACAATTTGAAGTACATCACTTTCAATATTTAATTTCATCTTATAAGTTGCAGTCTATGATATGGTGCTTTTTCTGCGTCTGCTACTGTATTAGAATCATCTGCATCATATTCTACACCATCTCTTAAAATAGATTCAAATTCATCAGCATATAACTGTTGATAATGTTTCATCATTACTTGAAATCTATCTTGATTATCGTTTGAATTATATTTAGTAAGTTGTGGGCAAACATAAAATCCTATTACTTTATAAACACTTGCTCTTTTAAACTGTGCATCTGTTATTAATGTTCCGTCCATTTCAGTTGTGTTTAGTAAAGATATATCTCTATAAGTTTGTTTTACATAAACTGGCCACCATCTAATTCTTAAATCTCTTTCAATATCTGCTCTTGCGAATGCGTGGTAATCGTTTGGTGATGTGAATGACGCTATTCCAAACCCTAAAATATCTGGTTGGTATACTGTTAAATCTGTATCGGTAGAAAAATTTGCCATTGTATAATCTTGTTAAGTGGTGGGGATTTTACTCCCCACCGAAGTTTAATTAAAGAGCTGTATCAGTTCTTACTGTTACGCCAAATGTGTCTTTGATAACACCTGTTCCGTAAACGATAGAAGCTACTAATTCAGTTGCTCTTAAAGAAGCATCTCTTTGAGATTCAACTTTAAATTCTTCTTTCATAGCAAGTCCTAATGATGCAGGGTGAAATACTCCACCGTATGAATCATCATAAGCGTCAATAGTAATGTTAGCATTTTCAAATACATCAATACCAGCGATTCTGCCGATATATCCGTTTCTTAATGCTTCGTTACCTATTTCAGAAATTGCAGTTGCAGTTCCTGAATATCCAGCTTGAGTTAAAGTCTTTTTCAAGTTGAATAATGCTTTAGGGTGAAACACTCCATAATATGGAGCAGGTACACTTGCAGTTCTTAAGATTGCTTGTGCTTTGAAAAGCAAGTCAGCAGTCAATTCAGTTCCTGCACCACCTTGGTCTGAAGCAGATGCAAAGTCGTCTAATAGATTTACTAAATCAGTATCTACTTTTTTAGCAATCGCTTCGCCGAATAATTTACCAATGTCAGCACCAACATTTCTTGAAGCTGAATTAGCGCCAAGATCCGTAAGTGTAGTCATCACGCCAACTTCAGAAGCTGTGATAGTAGCTGAAGTAGGGTTCACTGCTGTATTTGATAAATCAGTTGCTTCATTTACCGCAGCAGCCGATATAGTAGGGTACACAGGTACTTCTACTGTTTTTCCTGATCCAGTTATTGGATAAAGAGTTACAAGAGGTCTCATTACAGACGTTTCTTGGAATGTAAAGATCGCTTCTTGTGTTATGTTTGTAAACAGTTCACTTAATGTTGAACTTGTTGATTCATTAGCCATGTTTTTATTTTAGTTAGTTGTTGTTAGTTGTTATTTTCATTTTAAAATTACCCTGATCTCTATGTTTCCTCATTTCAGCATATAATTTTCTGTCATTCGGATTACTTAAATCAAGATCACCCATTTTAACGGATTTGGGAGAAATTCCACCAATCTTACTTTGTGAACCACTACCACTTTGAGTAGCCATCACATGATGAGGATTGTTTTTTAAATATTCGCTTACCAAATCATTAACTGACATAGGTTCGCCTTTGTCTGAGTATCTAGGAGTTCCATCTTCGTTGATAACTTCAACAGAACCTTGTTCAGATAGTCTAACATTATTTCTAAGTAACTGTTTAACTTCTGCTGGTTTAACAGCTTTCAGTCCACTAGCTACATTGACTAATGTTTCATCTATACGAATCCTTTTTAATTCAGATTCCAACGATTGAATTTTTGAATCCTTTTTTGATACTGTTTCCTTCAGAACTTTATCAAACTCGCCACGTTGTTTAGCGATTTCTAGTTCCTTATCTTTTTTCTCTTGAAGTAACTTCTTAGCTTCTTCAATGTCAATCCCATCAAGTTTATTAGATACAGTTTTTTTATAACGATCTAATCTTCTTTGAACTATTTGTTCTAACTGATCCGCAGTAAAAACTTTGTTCTCTATTTCTTGATTTTCAGAAACTTCTACTCCAGCAGTTTTCTGAGATGCTGTATTCTCAACCGAGTCTTTTTTAACTTGCTCGTTCATAACTTACTCCTTCTATATTGTTAAGATTATCAAATATCAAGAAGATTAGGTAAATGCAAGATTAAATAGTTGTATTTCCTTCTTCATCAATCCAACTAGGATCAATCGGTTGCCAACTGTGTCTGCAATTATAACCACCTCTTACTATAAATGGACTTCCTTGATCTCTACCTTGTGCAGTATCATTAGCCCATATTTGATTGATTTGTTCTTCAGTATAAACTTTACCAGTATGTTTTCTGCAAAAATCTCTAGAGTCTTTAATTATAGAACCATAATATAGGTAGCTACCCAATCCTAATTCGTCAGCTCTAAACTTAGCCAACTGACCATCAAAGCCCATAATAGAATCAGTTACTAATATACTAGCGTATTTAACAAAGCTATCTCCTTGTGTATTCCTTCCATAAACTTGTTTTAGTTCGTCAATAGCTGTATCTACTTCAGCGCCATCTGGATTATTAGAAATATATTCTACAAGCTGTTGTGCTTTTTTATTATCTGAGAATTGATAAATACCATTAATCTTTTCTCTAATAGTTTGCACCATATCATTAAACGATCTACCAACTAATGTTGATTGATAAACTTCACCAGCTAAAGTATTTGCTAATTCATTTCCTAGATTTTGAAAATTAGTAAATGCTAATCTTTTTAATTGCTGAATAACAACTAAATCAGCTTCGGTTATACTTTTAAATTCAGGTGGTATAGGTAGCTTTCCATAACTTGCTACAATCACTCCTGCTATCTTATCGTAATCTTTTATGAATGTTTGAACTGGTTTTAAATATAGTTCTTCTATTGCTTGTTGTAATTTTGGTTTAATTTCAATCGCTAATCTTGTTGAATATAATTCACCAGTCCTTGTGGGAAGTTCAGAAGCTATACTTACTACTTCTCTCTCTAATCTTTGAATAGTTTTGAATAAAAGTTCTTGATGTTGTGCTTCTAAATTATCTAATGCTTTTTGTTTTATCTCTTGTAATTGCCTAAGGATATCTTGTGCCACATTAAATTGTAGGTAAAGTTATTGGTTGTTGTGCAAACTCTCCTAATGCTTCTGTGCTATTATCTATTTCAATATCAATCTGTTCTAATGTAGTATCATCTTCAATTACTGTTCTTGCTATTTGTTTGTCTATCTCTTTAGCAAATGTAGCTGATTTAATATTACTTGCTTTGGCTTGTTGTAATAATTCTAAATCAGTTGCCCAATCTCTAATGTCAAATGATTCAGGATATTCTATTTCACCGTCAAATACAGTTTCTTGCCAATCAGCAAATAATCTCCAAATTTGTTCTTCAGCAAGTTCCATAAGTTTAGACTTTTCAGATAATCTTGCATTTAGTAATTCAAATTCAGTTCTTAAAGCTATACCTGATTGTACTCTTTCAGCAGTTGCTCTTAAAGTTCCTACGTGTGTAAGACGATTGATGGCTTCTACTTTATGATTTATTGATCTTAATACTCCGTCAAGATTACTACCACTGGGTTGTAGAATATATGGTTTTAAATTTGCGTCTAAGTTTTCAGGAATTTCAATTATAGAACCTGCACCTGCACCTGCGTCAGTATCTTTTGTTTTAACTAATGATGGGTGGTTAGACAGTCTAATTATTTGTTCAATTTCTGAAAATTCGTTGTAAATAGATTTTTGTAAATCTGCCACATCAGTTAAATCAGATACACCTAATCCTCTCATTGGACTTCTTTGGTTGTATAAAATAACTGCTGGTATTTTCATTAAAGGATTCGGTAACGAACTTATTAATTTAGGTTCATCTCTATTAGTTGTGGAAACAAATACACAATCAATTTTATCTAAATACCAAAGTTTATAATATTCACCTTCAGCAGTTTGTTCTTCTCTAATTTTTAAATAGTCTAAGTAATAATAACCAGCATCATTTCTTTGGTAATGCCAATCAAGTACATTCTCAGGAGTGTAAATATTTAGGTATGGTCTAATCCCTTGATCTAGTTCTTCTGCTCTAGTCATTACGTTTGTAGATGGCTTATCCATAAGTAACCAAACGTGACCATAGATAGAAGCAAATCTTTGTGCTTCTCTCATTAACGCACTAAATGATCTGCCTTCTAAGTCTGCGTCATCTTTAAATTGTTCAACTGACATATCTTCTTCAAGTGAACCTAGTTGTCTAACTGGTTCAACTCTAAATAAGAATGATGAATAGATGTCTATAATATTGCGACAATGATTGTCTAATGGAGTAAAGTTAATTCGTTTGTGATATTCGTTTTCAAATTCTAATTGGTAAGGTTGCAGAAACTTTCCGTCTTGGTATTCTTTGCCACCTAAATATGATCTAATAAAATATTCCCATCTAGGCATTAAACCTTTGTAATGCTGATGTTGATTTTCTATGTCTTGTCTAGTGTATGCCATTATGAGAATCTTTTAGGTTGTGATTTAGGTAAGTTAGAAGTAATTGGGAACAAGTAGTCTATTGCGTAACCTATTGCGTCAGTCATATGATCGTAACCATTATTCTTTTCTGGTTGATTTGTGCCTTCTTTATAGACTTGTTTCATTAAACTATTTATTAGAGTTTTACAAGAATGATCTATAAATATAGATCGTTTTCCTTCAAAACTTTTTAATTTTGAATTAACAGCATTAATTCTATCCCTAATTAAAGGGTGACTAGACTTACATTTAACATTAAGACCAGCATTTTGCAATATAGTTAAGTCGGTTCTTCCACCTGCTGAAGTTTTACGTTGTCTACTAGCAGGATCTGGATAAACAACTATTTTTTGTTTTGGGTATCTGCTAAACAGTTCATCAACAAACTCATCAGTATTAGAACTGTAAA